TGGAATACAAACACTCCTACTTCTTTACAGGTAAGATATTTACCTGATTCTAACAATAAAACTCAACTACAACCTATATTTACTTTATCACACCAAAATGGTGCCACCCTCCCAGATTTAGGTGTTTTAATATCCCAAAGTTTAGATACCTCTAAAGCAGATAGTGGTTCTTTTGCCCATTTAATACTAGTAACGGGTAGTAGTGTTGAAAACGATATAACTCAAAACAAAGTAATTGCGAGTGAATTAGTTCCATTTTTTAATGGGGATGTTTGGAATATTTCTTTAACCTTAGACAGTGGATCAAGCAATAACATAAAAGCATATGCTACAAACACTACTTTTAATAAAAACACCTATGTAGTTACTTGTAGTTTAAATGCGCCTGAATATTTTTCAGATTTAGATTTTACAGGAAGCCAAATCTTTGTTCAACCCGAAAGTAATACTTTAGATTTTGGCGCTGGTAATACCCACACAGTTACAGGATCATTTCAAGAATTTAGACTTTGGGATGAACTCCTTACAGAAAAAACTATAGTAACACAATCATTATCACCATTTAATTATAATGGTAATACAATAAGTTCTAGTTATGAAACATTAGTAGCAAGAATACCTTTAGGTTCTGATTTATATACACCTGGAGATTCTTTAGGAGTAAATTTAGATCTTACGGATAATATAAATAAAGCCCCTAACCCTAATTTAATTAATAGTGGTTATAATGGTACTCTTTTCAAAATTAGCCCGGGTAAATACGTTTCTTTAGAAGAAACCCATCACTTAACTACTCCTGATACAGTGGGTTCAGGAATGGTATCTGATAAAGTTAGAATTGATAATGGAACCTTTGATGATAACTTCTTAGACCCATTTATATCAGTTGAAACCTCACCCCAAGATAGACAACCATTAGATTATTCCGACTTAGGTGTATTTTTCTCTCCAACTTTTGAAGTTAATGAAGATATAATTTATACTTTAGGTGGATTTAGGCTAGATGATTATATTGGAGACCCAACACATTATACAAGTGGTAGTTATCCAGATTTAAAAACTATTAGAGATATATATACTCAAAAATTAAATAAAAAATTAGGTATTGGTGACTATATTAGAACAATACAATTTTTTGATCATACACTATTTAAAATGATTAAAGAATTTGTACCAGCAAAGGCTAATCTAAAAACCGGTTTAGTTATTGAACCCCATTATTTAGAAAGAATGAAAATCGCTGGTACAAATGTTGATTATGAGCAACTACCAGAACATCTAGTTAATCCCGGAGGCTTAACAGGATCTATAAGTTCTACAAGTGAACAGGTTCATGATGTATTTATAGATGTTGTAGACTATATTGATGATGGTAGTTACAGTACTGCTGTTGAAAATGTAGCTCAAACAAATAAAAAAAGCAGATTTTATAGTTTAAGATGAAAAAAATATTTAAATGGTTAAGAAGTCTATTCAAAAATATAAAAATAATGATTAATCCTATATCACAATCAAATCAAATTGAATTTAATGACTCAGTTTTAACTACTAAAGCGTGGAATTCATCACGTTATGATGGTAAACAATTACAAGGATCTACTATTAATGAATTTACTAATGGAGATACTACTTATGGTAAAACCCCGGTTGTTTCAAATTATACACGAAACATTTATATAGGAAATAGTATATTAAATTTATCAGGATCAACTGACACAGGGGCAGTAGATAATAACCTCTTAAGTCCTTTTCCTGATTTTTCATATGTCACTATTAACGATTATATTACCATAAATGATGATAATAGTATAACTAAAAATACTATTGATGTAAGAGCTAATAATATCCCTAGCAAAACAGGATTTTATAGGGCATTTTATGAAGATTTTCCTATAAGTTCTTTTTGTAATGTATTTACTACTAACACTAAAGTAAAAACATCTTTAGAAAACCAATATAAGATATATTTTAACGGAGGTCAATTAAGAAAACTAATAGAAATTACACCCCCGGGAACGGGTATTGCATCAGGTATTACTTATAACACATCATCTAATGTACCTACTATAGAGGCCCCGGGTGGTACAATAACGGCTACTTCAATAATTTATGACGATGGGTATGTAAGAAAAACAGGATATGCTAAAGATTTAAGTATATTCCAAGCACCTTTTAATGCCCAATCAAATGATAATTATCATGAACTCTTTAATAGCTTTTTTACTTTTAAAGATGATTCATCTTATAAAGGCGATAAAAGATTATTCCTTACTTTTTGTACTACATCAAGTTTAGGTGCCACTCCTATAAGAACACTTTCTACAGGTAGTATTCCAATATCTTCAACTATTCCCTTAGCTACTGAAAATTTAAGTGAACTATCTACTATTGAATTAGGTAGTATATCTGGTGAACCTACTGTTAGTGAACCAGATATTGTTTTTTCTTCTTCTTTTAATACTACATTAAACCAAAATTATAGTACAGTAGCTGGCGGCCAAACCCCTCAGGTAGCTAGGAATGTTTTATTTTCTCGGGTTGAAGATGCTAATCCCTCTTTATTACTTAATATAAATAAAGAAGAAGTATTCCCCGATGGGTTAAGTGATACTAATTTTATTATTATTCCTGAAAATTTACATCCATTTGTTAAAGATAACCTTATATATTTCCTTACCAGGGCTGGTATAGATGTGGGGGGTAATACATCACCCTTAGTAGAATTAAATAATAACAATTTTAATCTTCCTTAAATAATATATATTTATAAACAAAACAGAATTTAAATGGGATATTTAGATAACTCAAGCGTTATTGTAGACGCTATATTAACTAAAAAAGGCCGTGAACTTTTGTCAAGACAAGACGGATCCTTTAGAATAACACAGTTTGCTTTAGCGGATGACGAAATTGATTATACGTTATATAATGAAAATCATCCTAATGGGTCAGCTTTTTATGGAGAAGCTATTGAAGCTTTACCCTTAATTGAAGCTATCCCTAATGAAAATAATACTATGATTTCAAAATTAACCACTTTACCTCGTGGAACTACTAAAATCCCAGTATTAAGTTTACAATCTAATAATATTACAGTAGGTAGATCAGCTAATTTTACTATTACACCTTCTACCCTTAATTTTGACACTACAACAGAATCTGCTTATTCATTTACTGTAGCAGATAGAAGATTAATCCAACAAGGAACTGCAACAGGAGTAGGTGACACTACAAGCCCAGCAACATCTAGACAAATCCCATTTACAGGTACAGCGCTGTCTCAAACATTTATTGGCACTACATTTACTGGAACTACTTTAGCGGGTAGTACATTATTTGGTAGTAATGCTGCACTCGCTACTTCAGTTATAGTAGTAGGTTTAGATACAGGTGCTAGATCTACTGTAACATTAACAGTAAATAAAAATTCAAGCGCAGGCACTACAGCAGCAGCTCAACCTAAATCTTCATTTTAATAATTAAAATAATATGGCAACTTATACACCTTTTACAGCTGGAGATACAGTAGATTCTATAGATAGAGTATTTGCTAGTGCTTGGTCAAATAATACTAATGAATTAACAACGGCCTTTTCTTCAAGCACTCAATATGTAACTACTTCACCAACATCTAGTGGTGCATTTTTTATGGAAATTTATGATAAAAATCCTGATAGCGACACAACAGCGGAAGTACAATATTCAATTGCTTATGGTAATAGATTAGGAAGTGGATCCGAAGATTTTAATGATAGTTCAGGAGCTGAAGGATTTAGTGCTGCTAAAGCGGTTTATAATCAATATAAAAGTTTAGTATTTGGTGGTGACGAAAATCAAAATTTTACTTTTGATGGTCATACTCCTGATGGTATTTACGTAATAAATGTTAATAGAGCTAGATACAAAAACTCTATTAGAATGGGTACCGGTTTTTCTTTTAAACTTTCAGGATCAACCCCTACTCCTAATCGTTTATTAGAATTAACTGATGATTCAGTAACAACTTCAGGTTCTGCAAATGCTATTAGAGCTGGAGTGGGTAGAGAATTCAATATTGTATCAGGGTCAAACGGTGTAAGAGTAGGAACAAGTAACACATATGTTACTGATAGCGGATCATATGGGTTTGTTTATCCTGATGCTGGATTTATAATTTTAAACCAAGATGCTTTAGATGCTACTGGTTCTGCCAATGGCCTTGAATTAAATACTAATGATGCCTCTGATACTAATGGTCAAAATTCTATCAAATTACAAAATGCCCTAACATTAGGAAATTCATTTATATTAGACTCTCAAGAAGATATAGCAAGTAAATTTTATTTTGTAAGAGTAAAAAACACAGAATTTAATTATACTACTAATGATTCATTTACCGAAAATGATGGTACTTTAAAATTTGATTCTATGATTGATAACCCACAAACCTATATTACAACTGTGGGTCTATATAATGATAATCAAGATTTATTAGCAGTAGCTAAACTAAGCCAACCATTGCCTAAAGATTTTACAAAAGAAGCCCTTATTAAGGTTAAACTTGACTATTAATGCCTGGCATATTTAAGAAATTAAGTGCGAATGACATAAAAATAACACCTTTTGAAGCCCATAAACAGTATAATTCTGTAAACTTGGCTTCAATAGGTGCGCAAACGGCATCTTTAGCTTGGAGTGGTAAAAATAAAAGCACCTTTAGTACAGGTAGTAGACAATACTATCAAATAGATAAACTTTATTATAGAAACTATATTCAAGAAAGAGCTAATAGACTTGAATTAAATGATGCTACCTACACTACCCAAGAACGTAGATTATATCAAAGTGCTAGTTTATTAAGTTTAAGCCAAAAAACTTTTGGTTCAGAAGTTCAACCAGAATCTTTTACGTTAAACATAACTAAAGGAGGAACTACCTATAACATAGCAGATGATGGATTTGGAAACCTATACGATACTGAAATAGGTAAAGATAATTTTCCTAATGAAGATAATAGAGTATTTTATTTAGCCCCTGTTAATGGTTTTAAAAGAGCCGATTTAACAATTGATTATGAAACAGGAAATGAATATGTAAATAATCCTTTTGTTGATGGTTATTCTAGAACCGTATACGATGATTCTTATTTTCAAAATGTAGTTACATTTGAAAAATGTAAATTTGATCTTAGTTTACACCCTCGCTTAGGCCATACAATAGGAAGACATGATGATGATGCTGATTTATCTAGAGTAATAATTGAAAACCGCCCATATTTAAATTTTAATGATGACGATTTTTGTGTTAGTTTTTATTATGCCCCAACCGCAAACACTAATACTCTTTCAACTAATTTAGCTGGGACCTCAACTAAAGCCTATATTTTAAGTAAAAGAGGTAGTGAAAGTACTACCCCACTAGGTAGTCAACCTGGTGGTAAATTTTCAACACGAGCTTCGGGTGCTTTAGATCTTAAAAACACACCCACAAATCCTGCTTTCCCATATGATATATATGTTAAGTTTGATAGTACAGCTAAAGGAATAATATATTTAGAAAGATTTGATGGAGATACATTAACCACTACTAGTGGTAGTTTTTATGAGTTTAGTACCGACTTTGGAAAACCCACCCATATTCTGCTTCAAAAAACAGGAAGCACACTCGAAGTATATAAAAATGGTCAATTATCTAATTCTAATCCAGATACAACTACTAAACCATGTCAAAATAATGCTGACGCAATAATATTTGACTTTAAAAATCCGGATGGTACTTATTATGATGGGCCTGATAGTTGGGGAAATGCATTTAAGCCATCTCAATTTCAAATTTGGAATCGTTCAATGAACGTAAATGAAATTACTATGATTTCACAATCAATTACAGGTACTTATCCTATAGGTAATTTATTTTATGATAATGGTTTTGCAACTTTAACTCATCCTAAATACATGAGTTTATTTGATGGTGGGACTTTAAATACTTTAAAATATAAAAACACTCATCTAATTACCGAAAATGAATATCAATGTACTATGACTGAAGATGAGTTTGAATTTACAACTAATCTTTCAGCTAGAAAAATACCATTTACACAAGAAGAAGAATTGGCTAATTTTGTAACAGGTTCTAATTTTAAACCATACGTTACAACTGTTGGGTTATATGATGATGACGGTAATTGTTTAGTAGTAGGAAAATTAGGACAACCAATTAAAGCAAGTAGTGAAACAGATACTACATTCGTTATAAGATTTGATACATGATAATACCAGAAAGTTATGAACAATTCCCAGAAGGCACATACGGATATGTTTACCAAACAACTCACATACCTTCAGGAAAAAAATACGTTGGCAAAAAAGCCTTAATTTACAATCAAAAGAAAAAAATTGGTAAACGCGAAGCCGCCCTATGGGAAGGTAAAGGTAGACCACCAGTTTATAAACAAGTTCAAAAAGAAAGCGATTGGAAAACCTATTATGGTTCTCACCAATTTATTAAAGATGAAATTAAAGAAGGAAATCAATCACATTTTGAGCGTATAATTTTGCAATTAGCTTATTCTAAAAAAGAATTAACTTATTTAGAAAATAAAGCGTTATTTAGTTTAGGTGTTTTAGAATCTGAAGATTACTTAAATGATAACATCGAAGGAAGATACTTTAAAAGGGATTTTGGCCTTTGACCTTTCTTTCATATATTTAAGGCATGAAGGAAGATCGCCTTATATATTTGCTAGAAAGTCTATTAGGAAAAAGCAAAAGCGCACGAGGAGGAGATGAGGCCGTATTTAGTTGCCCTAATTGTAACCACCACAAGAAAAAACTTACATTAAACAAGCTAACCCAAAAATACCAATGTTGGGTTTGTGGTTTTAAAGGTGCTAGAGCAATACAACTCCTTAAATTTATTAAAGCCCCATATACAGCGTTCCAAGAATTAAAAGAAATTGACGCACAGTATAATTTTAAAACTGTACACGTAGAAAAAACCAAAGACCAACTTCAATTACCTGAAGGATTTACTACACTACTTAAAGGTAAAGGTTTAGTTAGAGATAAAGCATATCACTACTTAAAATCACGAGGAATTACAGCACAAGACATAGTAAAGTACAACATTGGGTACATTGAAGAAGGTAAATTAGCTAATTTTATAATAATCCCAAGTTATGACAGACACGGAACCCTCAACTACTGGGTGGGTCGTTCGTTTGATCCACAAGCTTACCACAAACACAAGCTTCCGCCAACATCGAAAGATATTATTGGCTTTGACATGCTTTGTAACTTTAATATTCCTATTATCATTTGTGAAGGTGCCTTTGATGCAATCGCAATCAAGCGAAATGCCGTGCCCTTGTTTGGAAAACGAATCAGTAAGTCACTCTATAAGGAACTCGTTAGAGGACGAGTAAAACAAATATATCTTGCACTTGACCAAGATGCTATAAATGATTCACTTAAATATGCTAAGGAACTTATGGCATATGGTAAAGAAATATTTTTACTAGAACTTGAAGGTAAAGACCCAAGTGATTTAGGATTTGAAGAAATGACTCGCATACTTCAAAATGCAAAACCATTAACTTTCCAAGGATTAGTAGAGAAGAAAATTTTATATCAGTGAGCTATATGTATAACAAACTGCAGTTTACATGAAAATAGCCCTTTTACCTGGTGGGTTTAAGCCGCCTCACCTTGGACATTACAATATGGCAAAATATCTCGCAGATTTTGCGGATAAAGTTATAGTAAGAATAGGCCAAAAAGAACGAGAGGGCATCGGACCCGAATTAGCTTTAGAGGTCTGGAATTATTATAAAGCAGCTGATCCTGATGGGCGTGCTCAAAAACTAATTATAAGTGTAGCACAATCCCCCTCCCCTGTAAAAGATGTATACGATTTTGTTGAAAAAATTGCCCCTGAAGGATCTACTGTAGTTTTAGGTATGGGTGAAAAAGACGCTAAAGATGGACGTTATAATAATATCCCTAAATTTGCAGAACCACGCAATATTAAAGCAGAAATTAAATTAGTACCACCCCAAGCTGGTGGTATTTCAGGTACCCGTATGCGTGAAATTATTAAATCTAATAATAAGGAAGAATTTTTTAAATATATTCCTGATTTTTTACCCGAAGAAATTAAAGAAGAAGTTTGGACTAAATTAGTAGATAGTACTATGCCTACTGGAGTAGATGAAATGATGGCGGGTACTATGAACGCGGAGGAAATGGCTAAACATAATGCTAATATGAAAAAACTACGTAAATTTTTCTCTAAACAAGGTGACCAAATGACTCAAATCCCTACTAATTTAACTAAAGGATTACGCAGAAAATTATATGAAGGTCGTTATGATCAAGAAACCTTAATGCAGTCTAGGTTTTTAGTTAATGCATTTAAAGCTGAATTTGGAAAAAATACTGAAGAAAGTACTGATGGTACTTTATCTTATGGAGTTGATTATGATTTAGATTATATATTTGAACCTAATGCTGAAGAAGTACAACCGTTAGCTTTTATAGTTGATGGTGAAGCTGATATAGATACATTACAAATTAGAATTAAATATGATCCAGATAAGTTCCCTGAAGCATATACTGATTTAGTTCCTGAAATTAAGGATACTATTCGCCATGAATTAGAACATATTGCTCAATTTAACTTTTCTAAGGGGGTTAATCCAGATTCACAAAAACTTAGTAAATACACTTGGTTTCAATATTTTACTTTTCCTCATGAAATTCCTGCATTTGCCCAAGGGTTATACAAAAAAGCCAAAACCAAACGAATTAGCTTTACAGATGCTGTAAATGATTTTTTACTTAATTATTTAGATGTCTTAACAGATGAAGAAGAAATTAAAGTAAAGCAGGCATGGACTGATTATGCAAAAGAAAACTTACCAGCAGCACAAATAAATGAAGATGCAGATTTAATTAATAATCTTATAGGTAGTGGGGCATTAGATTGGCTTATAGAATGGATTTATAGTGATCGTTTTAAATATTCGGATATTGAAACCCAAAGATTTATAGCACAAATAGAAAATCAATCATGGAGAAAAGAATTCTTTGGTAGTGATGCATTTAAAGAATTTAAAAAAATATTAGGTGCTTCTATTTTATATAGTAGATTACAACTTCTTTTTCAAAAAGATTTTCCACTTGGTAATAAAGAAAAAATACTACAAACCTTTGAAAAATTAAAAAACCACCCCATTATAGGTAGAATAGGAAAAGCTATTGTAAATACTATAGCAGGTACTCCTTTAGCAGCTGAAATAGCTGCTGATTCTTTTAAGAAAGGTTATTCTAAATTTTTTAATATGATGGAAAAGGCTCAATTTATAAAAATATTAGATAATGTGCCTAATGAAATTAAAGAAAAACTTAGACAACAATCTGATGAAATTTTAAAAAACAGTCAGTTATCTGAAGGTGATACTTACGAAAAAATGGCTGCTAAAGGTAAAAAAGCAGGCAACTTAAAACAAGGCACTGTTAGAAAACGTTTAAATATTCCTAAAGGTGAAAAAATACCTCTTTCATTAATTAATAAAGAGTTATCACGTCTTAAAAAAATGGAAAAACGAAGTGCTAAAAATCAAAAGTATTATAAAGCACTTACATTAGCTAAAACGTTAAAAACCACAACCCATAAAGAAAATATAGATCCTAAAGCCCAAAAAAAACATAAGGGCAAATCTGCACCATATGGTTCTGCTTATGAGCCAGTAGGTGAAAATTTTCCACCATATAAAGCAAATCAAGTCCAACAAACCAGATATAGGTCAAGTGATACTTTTACAAATGATCCTAAAAAAGCTAAAAAATTAGGCTATCTGCAGGAAAAAGACCCTAAAGTAGGCACTGGTAAAAAACCTAAAGGATCAGGACGCCGTTTATATACTGACGAAAATCCTAAAGATACAATTAGTATTAAATTTAGCACTAGGCAAGATATAGTTGACACTTTATCTAAAAAATCATTTAAAGCCAAATCACACGCTCGTCAATCACAAATTATTAATTTAATCCACCAGCGTGTTAGGGCAGCATATGGTAGAGCCAAAGACCCAGCAGTTAAAAAACGCTTAAAATCTGGATTAGATTACATTACTAAGCGTAAAGAAGCCTCAAAACGAAAAACCCAAAGGATGAAAAAAGAAAACATTAACGAAGGATTATTTAAATCTCTTTTTAGAGCTACTGTAGGCCCAGTAATATTAAGACCTATAGTAACTGCTTTATTCAAATCTCTATCCGAAAAATTCCCTAATAAAAAGAAACTAATCTTAGAAATGCAACCTATAGTAATGGGTGCTATTGCCGCCGGTAAAATAGGAAGTGTATTTGAATTAACATTATTTATTAAAAATAATAATGAAGAATTAGCAGAAATGATTACACAGGCTTCTAAAGAATTAGTTAGAATTGTTAAACAAAATATTAAATTAAAAGAATCTGCAACCTTTTCAAAAGATTGGTGGTTAGATGTAATTAATGAAGAAATATTATATGAGGGAGGTGCTGCAGGCCATATGGCCCACCCATTTGATTTACCAAGTGTTAATAATGGTAAAGACTTAATTAAAGCCTTTGAACAAGCTGCTGATAGTTTAAAGAAATCACCTGGTAGTGTCAAGATAGATGGCGTAAATGCGTCAATTAGATTAATAAATCTCGATGGAAAACGTATCTTCGCCATGGACCGTGGCTCAAAAAAGGCACTTGATTTACGTGGCGTTACTAAAGCTGACTTAGAAGATAGATTTGGTGCTGGTCACGGTATGATTAAAGCTGGTGGTAATGTGTTAGATATATTTAATGATGCTTTACCGTCAATTCAAGGGGAACTTAAGGCATTAGGATTATATGATGATCCTAATATCATGTTTAATATGGAATATGTTAGTGGTAAATCTAATGTACAAGATTATGGTAAAAACTTTTTAGCAATCCATGGTTTATTAAAAGTAGAAACTAAAGAAGTACAAGGTGCACGTAAAATGTTAACTAAACGAGTAACATCAGAAAAACCATATGATAAAACTGATTTAGAAACATTACTTAAAAAATTAGAACCTTTTGCTAAAAAGAAAGGATTTGAAATATATGGTTCAGTACCTACTACATTTAAAAAGGATCCAGATTTTAAATCAGCATTAAACACTAAATATACTATTGATTTTGCTGAGGGTGATAAAACCAAAACATTAGGCCAATGGTTAAATGATGTTAACAGTATACCAAAAACCGATCGTTTAACAATGAATATAGATAAAGGCACTGAAGGTGTTGGGGTTACTAAAGACGTTGGGGCCTTAAGTAAACAAGTGTATTTTGCAGTATTTGGTGAGAAAAATATAGATGATTTATTTGATAATGAACAAGAAGTAAATAAGGCTATTCAAGGTGCTACAACTTACCTTGCAACAGAAAAATTAGGCGACGCAATATTAGATGTATTGGATTCTCCGATGGGTTCTGTTAATGACCATGAAGGTGTAGTTATACGAGACACTGATATTTCCCCTAAACCATTTAAAGTTACAGGTAAATTCATAACCGGAGGTGTATCCTCAGATTTCCAGAAAAAATGAAAAATAAAAACATACTTTTAAAAGATTTATTATTACAACGCGAAGCTGAATTAATTACTGAAGCTGTACGTAGAAGACTTACTCCTGAGGAAGCTGCTGAAAAAATGAAACAGCTTAGGGATAAAGCCAAACAAGAAGCAGGCGATGCTATTGTTAAAGGCACAAAAAAGGCTAAAGAAATAGCAGTCGCTATCCAAGATGATCCTCGCTATCAGAAACTTAGAGATGAATTACAGGATGAACTTAAGGATCCTCAACGAACCAGAGAAGTAATAAATAAATCAGCTACTATTTTAACAAAAATAGGTGAAGTATTAAATTCCCAACTAAGTGATAAAGAAAAACGAGCTTTCCTTAAAAAGTATATGGCAAGCAATACTGCAATTTTTATAGGGGTTGCTGCTAAATTATGGGATATTATTAGAGGAGGTGTTAGAATGGCTACTGATGTATCCTTTGATATGCCAGAGTTTTTAGGGGGGGATACAATAGGAAATCCAGGTGGTGTAAACTTAGAAGATCCTTGGTGGTTAGATACAATGGGTGATCTTTTACCCTATATGATTGGTTTAAGGACCCTAATTACTATTTATGCTGCTAAAGATCTTATTAAAAAGGCTAAAAACTTTGGTAAAAAAGACGATATAAGCGAATCATTAAATGAAACTAACGAGTTTTTTAACAGCGAAGATGTAGCAGCTTTAATGAAGGCTATTGATATGTCATTAAAATTAAAATAAAATGAAATTAAAAGATATATTAAACGAAATCACAGGAACTAAGATCAAAGTAAAGGATCTTACTTTTAATATGATGAAAAATGTTTTTACTGATAGGTATCAAAAAGTTCATTTTACTCGTATGCAACCTGATGGTGAAGAGGGTCCTGCTTATAAAGATGCAGTAAGCCTTACTAATGGAGATGGTAGTTCACAAACAATAATAGATCCTAAAGCCTTAGAACAGTGGAAATCCGGTATTTTAAGCATTAAAAATATAAGCCCAGATGTAGAAGTAATTCTTATGCCTAAGGGAGACCGATATGGGCAAAAATCATCTATTGAAGATCCTGCTTTTAAGGATAGAGAGGAACGTATAGGTAAAGGAATTAGCGCTTATTATGATAGTAAAAGACCAGGAGATTTTACTGGAGATTAAAAACTAAAGTTATGTTAAATAAAGAATTTAAAAGAAAAGATGTAGAGCGTATGCGTAACCTTATTAAAGGTAAAGCAGGCGAATCTGCAGAGTTACAAGTTGGTTATAGGGCTGAAAAAAAAGATTATAAAGAAGGTGATATTTGGGAAGAAGGAGGTAAAAAATGGACTATTAAAGATGGTATAAAACAAACTTATACTAAACTTGATAGAGTTAAAAAAGAAGCTATTTTACCTTTATTTTGTCCTAACTGTGGATCATTAATGAAAAAACGTTTAGACGCTAAAATGTATAAAATACATAAAACATGTTTTGATTGTGTAGTTGAAATGGAAGCTAAGTTAAAACGTGAAGGTAAATATGAGGAATATGAGCGTAAAATGATGATAGATAATGCTAAAGATATGGTAGACGATTATGAAACATATCTTTTAGAAGCTATAAATACCTCAAATACTCAATATGTTTCTGAAAAAGGAGAAGTCGAACGCTGGAAAGGAGGAATAGACAAAGAAAAACTTACTAAAGAAATCAAAGAAGCAGTTTTAGAATTTAAAGAAAAACTAGAAAAAAATGATTAAATTAAAAGAACTTTTGTTTGGTAAACCTGATTGCGATTGTGGTTGTGGTAACTGTGAAGGTACTAAACTTAATGAAGGTGTTAAAGTATCTGAAAATTTACAATACCATTTAGATAATAAAATACCACTAGGTGAATCTGTTTTTAGAATCAGCTCTAATGCCCATGTAAAATTATTTGCAGAAACTAGAAAATTATGGGAAGCTGGTAAAATGCAATTATCTGAAGCAGACGAATACTATATGTACACAGATGCGGGTCGTCAAGGAATGTATGAAGGTAAGTTAGTACCTCTTGATTTACCATATATTATGGAAGCCGCTAAAAAGAAAAAGAAAAACCCACCACTAAATAAACCTAAGCGTGGTGGTCCTAAAGCATACTACGTTTATGTAAGAGACCCTAAATCTAAAAAAATTAAAAAAGTTACCTTTGGATCAGGTGGGTTAAAAGCTAAATTAGGTAATAAAGAAGCCTCTCAAGCATTTGCAAAAAGACATGATTGTAAAAATAAAAAAGATAGGACTAAAGCTAGTTACTGGAGTTGTAATCTTCCTAGATACCATAAACAGTTGGGTCTTGGAACACCTGCCTCAACTTATTGGTAAACCATACAGTGATATAATAGAAGCAGACGGTACAACAAGTCGTTTATTTCCTGCTTCAACTAAACCAGAAGCCTTAAAATGGCACATGGATGATGAAGATAGGACAGTAACAGTATTAGGTAAAACTAATTGGCAATTTCAGTTTGAAGATCAATTGCCCGTTCCTTTAGATAGGCCTATATTTATTAAGAGACACCAATGGCATCGTCTTATAAAAGGAGATGGACCATTAATGATCAGTATATATAAACATGCAAGAACGCAAACTAACAAAACCTGAAGCTAAAGCTAAAGAACGTATAGTTAAAGATTTAAAGGGGGCTAAAGCCGATTTTAAAAAACGCTATGGTGATGATGCTGAAGCTGTTATGTATGCTACTGCAACTAAAAGAGCTAAAAAAATAGCTGAAAAAGATTGTGGTTGCGGGAAAGGAAGTAGATGTGAAAGTCTTAAAACTAACGCAGTAATTAGCGAATTAATTGAAGATTTAGTATATGAAGAATTATGTAAGCGCGGTAAAGCTTATATAGCTGCTCGTAAAAGAGCAGGAGAAAAATCATCTGCTTATTTATCCGGCCGTGCTGTAAAAGTATGTAAAGGTCAAATTAAAGGGGCAGGTGGTAAAAGGAAAAAATCTTATAAAAACGAATCTTTATACAACCAACTTAAACCCCAAGTACTAAACCATCTAGAAGAACTATTTAATGACCCCCATTTTGCTATAATTGCAGAATATAATGTTAAAGAAGCTAATATAGATGAAAGTTTAAAAAACTGGTTTGGTAAAGAAGATTGGGTTCGTATTGATACCCAAGGAAATATAGCAGGTAAATGTGGTACAATGCCTAAAGGTAAAGCAACACAACGTTGTTTACCTCGTGCTAAGGCAAATTCACTTACTAAAAAACAACGTGCTGCTACTTCTAGAAAAAAAGTTAGAGGTAGTAAAAAAGGCAAACAATTTGTAAAAAATACTAGAAAAGCTAAAGTTAGCTTTAAAAAGAAATAAATCATGGCAAGAAAAGTAAATGCAAAAACCCAAATTAAAAAACTTCTTGATAAAACTGAAGTTGATGAAAAGTTATTAGGTAAAATTAAAGAAGCCTTAGAGAAAACTGATGTAGATGATAAAATTTTAGATGCTTATACTGATGCTAAAGAATCAGGATTATTAGATAAAATTAAGTGCTACGTTAAGTGCTATGGAGGTTATGTCTTAGCAGTAGGCGCTGGTTGCTTATTTGGTGTTAACTTATGGTGGGGATTAGGTTTCCTAGTTGCTGCTGGGTTATGGGCTAATAAAGTAACGGCTTGTCCATTAAAATAATATAATAATATGAGCTTTTTAGACGAAGGAACATTTGTAGGAAAAGGGGCAGTAAAAGATGCCCTTAAAGACCCTGAATTCAAAGCATTAAAAGGTGATGAAAAGGCTAATGCTCTAAAAACCCTTAAAATGGGTGGGTCAGTAACAACTGAAATAGAAGAAGCAAACGCATTCCTTGCCGCAGCTGATGCTGCTAGGGATAAAGGGGACAAAGAATTTGAATTTCCTAAAGGTAGTGGTAAAATGCATAAAGTTACCCTTAAAAGAGACTTAGATCTTGAAGAAGGTAAATTAGCTAATGCCTTAGGTGGGGTTGCTTTATTAGCAAGCCTTTTATTAATGAATAAAATAAATTCAAATGATCCCGTTGTTCAACGTTTACAAGCTGAATATGAACAAGCAGAGCCTGCTCAACAAGATTCTATTAAAAAATTAATAACTAAAAGGCTAATTTTTTTAGATTCTGGTGAATTTGATGATACTACACCCATGGATGAAAATGCTATTGCCAGTTTTATCCGTGGTAGTAAGTTTGGTGGGCCTGTATCAGACTTTTTAGATGACCTAGCAGACTTTGATATAGATAATGATAATGATTTAGAAGATAATGAACTTGACCTAGATAGCCCTACTAAAAAGAAAAAGTTTAAGGAACTTGATTTTATTGAAAAGCTATCTAAAGGTAAGGTTAAAGAAGATGAATATAAAGCTATTTTAAAAAGACTAGAAAAAATGGATCCTAAACCCACTGATATGATTAAAGCTATTAAAGATGCCTACGCCGCTGGGCAACAAACTAATGAAGCTAAAGAAGAAGAATTTAATTATAAAGCTCCTAAGGACAAAGATAATGATGATATTAGGATAGACCCTGATACTGAATTTAAAGTTGATTTAAAGCACCTTATTCAAAAACATATGAAAGAGGGTAAGTCTAAAGAAGATACAATTAAACTTACTAAAGCATTAATGGCTAAACTTCATGATAAAGGTGAAGTTAATATTGATGGTACTAAACTTATATTTAAGGAAAATAAAAAATATGCAGATGATCAACTTAAATTTAAAGAAGGAGACACTGTTTATTTTAAAAATGTAAAAGGTGGTAAAAACCTCCCTATGACTATTACTGGTCCCGGTAAATTTATGAAGTCTAATAGGCTAGGTGCTGGTGGTAAGGAAATAGTATTCCCTGTTAAAGGTGGCCCTGGTGGTAAAGGAATGTATGCCGCTGATGATTTAGTTAAAGAAGCAGACGTCCCCCAAGATACACAATTAACCCTTCCAGAACCACCTAAACGTACACCAAACTTCTTAGGTCCTGATAATATGGATTATGAAGGTGGTATGGCAAAATCACAAATGCTTAAAATGAAAAATTACGCTAAAGCATTATGTGATATGATTGATGATGAAACACAGTTAGAATCATGGGTTCAAGCTAAGCTAACCAAAGCATCTGATTATATGTCTTCAGTTTATCATTATTTAGATTATCAACGCACTAAAAATGTAAATGAAGCTATAGGAGATGTAATCCCTGATGGCGAGTGGCAAAAATTAGACATTGAGTGGGTAATGGATGAACCTGATGTAAATAGACCAGACTACCAAGAAGGCCCACTTTATGGGACTACAGAAGATGGTAGAGCATTTGAATCATATGGTTATTATACACCATTTGAAGATAAATACACTCCACTACCAGATGAAGAAGTAGTAGAAGTACCCTTACCATAATGAATAAATTAACTGAACAACGGCTAAGACGTAAAATACGTCAGATAATAAGGGAGGAACGTGAATACCAATTACGTCAATTATCTCCAGGTGCTTTTAGTGCTTTAGGATCAGACATATTAGGTATTCCTCCTTCGGCTATAGTTGATGTTAAAATTATTAAAGCCCCCAAACCTATATTTAAATGCTTTCTTGAAAATGGCCAATCATTTAACTTAATTGATAATGGTGAATATATGCAAGCTGATATTAATCGTATTTTATTTGATTTAGATAGAGACGATGATATAAATGGTGCAAAATACGAGCTTGAAAAATTAATGCAAAAAGGTAGTATTAAAAAAGATGACGAAGAAACAGCCTCTGATGATTTTGGGGGTGACATAGGGGGAGATGAACCCGCAGCGGATACACCCGCTGAAGAACCAGCAGAACCTGAAGTATAATGAATAATAACCCAGAATTTAAGCAAGCCTTAACTGGTATTTATAGAGATGGATGTAAAAAATTTAACATTCGCACTACCCCTAAAGTAGTACTCCGTAAAGACGCTGAAAATGGAGCATTAACTTTAGGTCGTACTGCATATTATGACCCTTTAGAGTTAACTATTGTCCTTTATACGTCAAATCGTCACCCTAAAGATATACTCAGATCATTTGCCCATGAATTAATCCACCATGTACAGAACGAACGTGGTGATCTACATTTAGGAGATGCTAGTGATCCCCAATATGCCCAAAATGATGAACACCTTCGTAAAATGGAAAAAGAAGCATATTTACAAGGAAATTTACTAATGAGAGATTTTGAAGATAATTTTAAATATCAACAAGAATAATATA